GGAACAATTTGGTACGACACTACCCTTGGAATCCTGAAGGTAAATACTGCTACAACTGGATCATCTCCTTCTTGGTCTGACCTTATGGGTGGTGCGGGTACAAGAGCATTTTCTGTAACCAAGGGTGGAACCAATCAAACTGGAGTTGTCAGTGGAACCGCAACTAAAGTTACATGGTCGACAGAAGAATTTGATGTGGGTGGCGTATTTGCCTCAGACAAATTTACTTGCGACGTAGCGGGAAAATACCACTTCTACACAGCCGCCAAACTTACCGGGAATGTTCTATACGACAATTACATAGCCTTGTATAAAAATGGTTCTTTGTTTAGGTACGCAAACTATTTTATTGCTTACGATTCTGGTGCTAATACCGGTGTTCCTACTATGCAACTGGAGGCAAATCTTGACCTAGCGGTAAATGACTATGTTGAAGTTTTTGTTCATCAAGAGTCTAGTAGCAATCAAACAGTAGATGGAGCAACCACAGCAACTTGGTTTACAGGATATAAAATAGCCTAATGCCTCTAGTACCTATCGAAAACTTAGGCCAGATAGGAATTATAAAGGATACCCCTCCGTATAATCTTCCTCCTAACGCATGGTCTGATGGAAACAATGTAAGGCTCTTGGATAACGGCGTAAAGAAAGTCGCCGGATACCAAGAGGTGATGGCTACTTGTCCATTTGCCCCTTACTATATCCATCCTTACCTTACTGTTAGCGGAACATACTATTGGATTGCATACGGAGCAACAGATATAGCAGTATGGAATGGCTCTTCATGGACTGACGTAGTAAGACAGACCACGCTTACTCTTAATGGTGCTGTTTCAGCGAGTGCGGCAAGCATCACGGTAGATACTGGAGCCGCGCTGACTGCCCTTCCTACCAGTGGTACGTTAGAGATAGGCACTGACATTACATCAGATGCCAGTACAAACAAGTTTGAAACCCTAACCTATACCGCTAGGGATACTGGTACTGGGGTTATTACGCTGTCTGGTACAGCGGCTAACGCCCATCCTGATGGCGCTGTTGTTACCCCTTCTGGTAGCACAGGAACCTCAGACAATGACTATGGGGCTAACACCACAAACAAAAGGTGGACGGCTACCAACCTGAATGGTTTGGTTGTTGCTACCAATGGGCATGATACTCCCCAGATGTGGCCTCTTAGCAGTGGTGTTCCATCGTTGGGTACTCCGTTTATGGAATTGCGTAACTGGCCCTCTGGAAACAAGTGTAAATCAATACGATCCTTTAGGACGTTCCTTGTTGGCCTTAATTGGGAAAGAACTAACGAAGAGCCGCGCCTAGTAAAGTGGAGTACGGAAGCCTCATACGGCTCTCCCCCCTCTACATGGGACGAAACGGACGCTACGCTAGATGCGGGTGAGTATGAACTTTCAGATACGCCGGGAGATATCATAGACGGTCTACCTCTTGGTGACTCGTTTATAATTTATAAAGATGACAGTATCTACATTATGAACTATGTGGGTACTCCGTACATCTTCTCGTTTAAACTCTTATCCCCCACTATTGGCTTGCTGTCTAAAGAAGCGGTAGCGGAGTTTGAGGGTGGACACTTCTTCATGGGGAACTCTGACTTCTATGTGTGTAATGGTCAGACCATAACCCCCATGTTGTCCAACAAACTCCGTAGGACGGTGTTTGACGAGTTAAATGGTGACAACTACCAGAAGTGCTTTGTCGCCGCAGACTACGTTAGAAACGAAATGATGGCCTGCTATCCCGCAGGATCATCTACTGTAGTAAACAAAGCCCTTATTTGGAACTGGAAGGATAATACATTCTCCTTCCGCGATATTCCTGATACTTCACACATTAACTCAGGTATCGTAGAGATTACTGCTGGTGCTACATGGGATGCCTCATCCGAAACTTGGGATGCTGAATCAGACCCTTGGGGCGCTACCAACTACGATAATGTGATAAAGAACATTGTGTTTGCTGATGTCACTAATACTAAGATATTCAGGGATAACAAGGGCAACAAGAAAGACACAGCCACCATGTCAGCCTACATTGAGCGAAGTGGTTATGACTTGGGTGATCCACAGTCTGTTAAGTTTATATCTGCTGTCTATCCACAGATTGAGGTGAGTGGGGATAACACGGTGAACGTGTACATTGGTAGGCAGATGAGTACGGAAGAAGGTATCACATGGGAAGGGCCAGTAGCCTTTAACCCTAACTCTCAGTCCAAGGTATCATGTAGAGTAAGCGGCAAATACTTTGGGATCAAGGTAGAGTCTGATACTGACATTGACTGGAAGTTACATGGCCTATCCTTTGAAGTGCAGAAGAAAGGCTTGAGAGGATCAAGAAGTCATGGCTAACGCTAGCGTAAAGAATGTAAAGTCTGTAAACAGATGGACTCCAAACCCCGCTCCGTTAAACAACGAACAACTCTCTGATTACCTCTTCCATGAGTTAAACAGATTATCTGATATTATATTTAACTTAGATGTAATGAGATTGGAGCAAACAAATGTTGACCCCTCAAATGCGGGAGGCACTAACAAAGGTAAACCAAGGGATGGTGACATAAGATATGCAGATGGTACGAACTGGAATCCGGGGAGCGGTGCTGGCATTTATGCTTACGTTGGGGGTAGTTGGACAAAACTCTAACGCAGACCCTATAGATGAATTCTATGGTGTGCGATCTTCTTTTCTAGTTGGTGATCCGGGGGATAGAAAGTCTTGGCGCAAGAGATGGGGGAATACCCTTGTATACCTTGCTCCAGAGTTTGGGAATGATGCCCAAAGGAAAGCCTTTAGGGATAGGCTAAAGAAGAATGGCGATACTCACATTGACCTGTATGCTCAAGCAAGGCATGGGTTCTTAGAAGGTGGTCAGGTATGGCCTGAGAGGCAGGACTTTACCGCAAGACTTAAAGAGTTAAACGACGATGGACTTAAGCCTGTACTATGGTTGATACCAGAGTCTAAGCATGGCGACCACAAGCAAAGCATGGATGCTCACTTTGCCTTCCAGAACCAGATGGTCAACAAGCATGATAGTCAGGTTGCAGGATATGTTGTCTGCCTTGAGTGTGACGAAACCTTTAGCCCGGAACAGGTAAACCAGTTAGTCGCCAATCTAAAAGCCAAGACAGGAAAGCCCGTGGCTGTACACCTTGCCCCCGGAGTGGGCGGGTTTAAGAGAGATACACGGTACTATAAGGGTGCTGACTTCATCTACCTACAGATAGGGGATCACCTTCATGGTGACTTTGTTGCCGACCCTACGTTAGCGGTTAATATGCTAAAAGAGGCTATGAAGTTGGGTATCCCGGTGGTGGCTAATGAATACAGCGCGGTATCTGAAACAGCAACAGCAAGAGCATTAGGAGATTTACTTTGCCAGAACGGAGCAGTAGGGACAGGGAACGGAAGAAACATAACCCTGTGCGGCCAGAGAGAAACAAAGAAGAAAAAAGAGTGGTATCAAGAAAAAGAACTGATCGTTACTGGCATAGGGATTGCCACCCTCTTCGTTATGTTGAATAATGATGACCCGGAAATGTTCCAACTATATGCAGACGATAATGGGTATGAATTGGGTGTGAAATCGGGTGGGTACAGTTTAAGGTACTCAGAAGATAGGATAATGTCTACCTACAGGATAGATTTTTGAAAGCAGGATTAATTTCTCCTGAAGATGCCGCAAAACTTTGGGATAGAGTTGGGCCGATGTTGCAGAGGGTGGTGGATCAGACAGAAGGTGAGTTGCTACCTGATGACTTTTTATACAACATTATTAATAACTATATGCACCTGTGGTTGGCGGTAGAAGATACTGAAATAACAATGGCTATGGTTACTCAGATAATAGAGTACCCAAGAAGAAAAACTCTAAGGATTATAGCGATATCCGGAGAAAACTTTAAAGAAACTCATAGTCAGTTTAATGACATGATTGAATCATTCGCAATACAAGCCGGTTGTTCTGGTTTAGAATTGTGGGGAAGGAAAGGGTGGAAAAAAATGTTACCAGATTGGGAAAGTAATTACATAGTGTTCACTAAGAACCTTACAGAGAGGATGCAATAATGTCATTTGGCGGCGGAAGAAGGTGGCGAGAGGAGCAACGCGAGGTTTTAGATCACGCTAAAGGTCTTGGCTATGGTCATTATCCCGGTGGTTCAATTATAAGCGAAACGGATGATAAGGAAGCATGGGTGAGATGGCGGGATGGTCTTACTAAATTTAAAGCCGACCAGTTAGCAAAGCCAAAAGAGCAAAGATGGTGGGTGACAAGACCTTGGGAAACTGCAAAGGCTCCGCCTGATTCAGGTGGGGGCGGTGGAGGCGGTGGATCAACTAATCCACTTCCAGAACTAGGCCCATATCCTACCCCCAATATATATTTCCCCATTCTTGAAACGGAGTATACCGCTCCCGCCGCTCAAGATTGGTCACAGTATATGCCGACTGGGGGATTGCTTACAGGTGGAGCGCAGGCAAGATACCCACAGGCTGTATTCCCCCCACTGGATGATGATGGAAGGGTACTTCCCCAAACCCCTAGCGAACCAATTACAGGTGGACAACAGTTTGATATTCCGGGGCTACTATATCAGCCTTGGTCTACTGAATACCAACAGGCATTTGTACCGGGTAATATCTGGCAGTACGATCCCAACCAGTTTGGAGTTGGTGAAGTAACCTATAGGAAAAATCCATTCCCTCTAAACCTACCAGAAGATTGGGAAGATTTGCTTGGGCCTTTTGATGAGCCGGAGGAAGAGAAAAAATCATCATCAGTAGACGAGAGCAAGGGAATCTAATTAAAAGAGGAATATAATATGGGTGGTGGAACTCAAGTAACAACTCAGGAAACTGGGCCGTGGAAGGGACAGCAAAAGTATCTTCTTAGAGGCTTTGAAACGGCTAAAAATATGTATGGTGATGTTCCTGAATACTATCAGGGAGAAACTGTAGCAGGCTTTGATCCCGCTGAAAAAGCCGCTCAACAGGCCGCACTAGGATATGCTATGGGGCC